AATTGCGCGGAGGCTTGTCGACGCTCGGCCAGGTTCTTGTCGAGAACAGCCGAGGCGCTCAACGAGTCCTTCTTCACCTGCTCGTACTGCTGCCGGCCCTGGGTCTGGGCCAGCAAGGCCGCCTTGATCTGCATATCGGTGAACAGGTCGCCGGTGCGCAGGGACTCTTCCAGAGCCTCAAGCATGGCCTTGGCCTTCGCCGGGTCGGTTTCCTTGCTGATCTGCGCCTGAGCCTCGGCCATCTTCGCCGCCTTGGCCGGGTCGATGGCCCTGACGTAGCGCATGGCCAGGGCAAAGCTCGCTTCCAGGCTCGACATGCCCTTCTGGATACCGGTGTTCAGCGAAGCCTGATAATCAATGCCGGCGTCTTCATACGCCTTGACCGCCTCACTGGAGCCGATTTTCTCGATCCAGTTCTGCAGTTGAACAGCGGCCTGATCAGCACTGCCCGCGGTGTTCATCTGCACTTGCAGCATCGAGCCCAGCTGACTCACCGCATCCATACCGGTGAGCCCCTCCCCGCTCGCGCTTTTGAGCAGTGCCGGGAGCAAGCGCGCCATGTCGGCCGCCTCGAAATTACCGGCCTGCCCCTGCAGAGCGATGGCCTCAAGAGCCCTTTCCATGACCTTGGGATCGCTGATCCCGGCCTTCAGCTCCAGGGCCCGCATCAGCTTCGCCGTAGCGTCGACACTCGCGCCCTGCCCCACCGCAAACTTGGCGGCCAGCCCTGCGTAGCCTTGTGCCTTGTCCAGCGACATGCCGCTGGCCATCATCTGGCTCACCAGAGCCGCCACATCGTTACGGGCCATGCCCGTGTCACGGGAGGTCTGAATCACCGTGCGGCTCAGCTGCGCTTCCTGTGGCTGGTTGGCCACACCGGCCTTGATCGCCATATCGCGGATCAGCGCTTGATAATCGGCACTGATCTTGACCGGGGCACGCAGTTTATCGACGCCGAACTTTGCCCAGTCATAAGCCGCCTTGAAGTCGGCCTTGCCCTGGGCAACCTGCTGCAGCCCTCGGGCCTGAAGCTCAGAACCCCGGGCCACCTTGCCCAGCGCTTGATATTCCTGGCGCAGCTTGTGCACCTCAATACCCTGCTGGCGCAGTCCATTGCGGCTCCCTTCCAACCGGCGCAACAGGCCGGCCGCAGAAGCGGCGCCGGTGTCATGGGCCTTCTTCCATTCATCCTGCAGGCGCAGGGTCTGGCCGATGGTCTTTTCCAGCACCCTGGCCTTGCTGCCCTGTTGCTCCAGCTGTTTGATCCGGCCTTCCATCGTCTTGAAGGCGGCGTCCCACGTCGAACTGAGGGCCGTACCTATCACCACCAGCTCCGATACCAGCTTGTTCGCCATCTGCGTCTCCTGCTCCTTGGGTGATGGGCTCAATCCGTGAGCCACCAGACCATGTCGGAAAACCTCATGGTCATGATTTCCTCAGCGGAAAAATGCAGCTCGCGAGCGAGCCGTTTCGCCGCCACCTTCATCACCGCCGGATCAAAGCTCGTCTTCTTGCACCAGGCGAAAATAGCCGGCCTGCAGGCGCTGATAATCCTTGAGCGCCATGCTCTCCAGGTCCTTGGTGCTGATCTGCGCGAGGCTGGCAAACAGCATCAGTTCGCGCTGTTCATCGTCACCCACGCCAGCGGCACTGGCGGCGCGCACATCACGCACCGTCGGCGCGCGCAGGGTGAGCCGGTCGCAGACCACGCCGTTCATCTCCACCGGCTTGCTCAACGCCACCATCACGCTGTCGCTGCTCAGGGTCATCCAGGCCGGGGTCTTGTCGATTGCTTGAGACATGAGGTGTCTTCCTTACAGGCCCAGGGCCGAACGTTGCGCGGCGAGCTGGTCGACGCCGTTGATCACGCGCTTCATGCCCAGGGCATCGATCTCGTAGATCAGGCGACCGTCGACTTCCAGCTTGTAGTAGGTCAGGGCCACGTTGTGCTTGATTTCGGCCTTGTCGCCGGACTTCCAGTCGCCCATGTCGACCTCTTTGAGCAGGCCGCGCAGGGTCACGATCACCGGGGTGACCTTGCCCTTGAGGCCCTTGAAGGCGCCACGGAACACACCGTTGAAACCGCTGCCATCGGCCAGGCCGAACATCTTCAGCGACTCGCGGCGCACGCCGGTGGTGGTGAAGCCGGCCTCTTGCTTCTCCATGCCCATGTCCAGTTCCACCGGCACATCCATGCCGCCGACACGGTGTTCCTCGGTCTTGAGGGTCAACTTGGGCAGGGTCAGGCTCGGCACGTCGCCTTGAAAGCTGATGCCATCGACGAACAGGTTCATGTTCGCCAGGGTTTCGGGAATCATTGCCATTACTGCGGCTCCTTAAGCGGCTTGGTCGAGGACTTCGGTCAACCACTGGTTGGTGACCTCGACCCGGAAGTGGGGGTTTTCGGCGGGCGGTACGTCGGTGAAGCGGATGTTCCAGTACACCTTGCCCTGCTCCAGCTGGCTGGCGGTGTTGAGCTCGGTGTCGGCGTAGACCTCGAAATTGATGATCGCGCCCTGGTTCTTCAGATCACGCATGAACGCTTGCAGGCCCTCGGTGACGTCCTTGACGTAGGTCGCGGTGATCGAGCGGTCCACGGCCCATTTGTGGCCGAAGAGGATGGCGTCCATGACGATGTCCATGGTCCGCACCCGGGTGACAAACGCCCACTTCGGATCGCTGGACAGCGTGCGGTTGCCCCACAGGCGGAAGCCCGCATCCCGAATGATGGTGGTGATGTTGGCGTTGTTCAGCAGGTTGGCGCGGCAGGTTTCATCGCCGTCGAGGAACTCGATCGGCCGCGTGGTGCCGGTGATGCCGACGAACTCCTTGTTCGACGGCGAGGCCCAGAAGCCGTACTCGTTGTCGGTCCAGGCGAACAGCCCGGCAACCCAGGCCGAGGCCGGTGCATCGACGGTGGCATTGGCGCCGTTGTCCCAGTGCTGAACACCCGGATCGACCATATAGGCGCGCTTGGCGCCGAAGTTCTTGGCGTAGGCCATGGCCGCTTCGTCGGTGGTGTTGGGGCCATCGAGAATGGCCAGGCCACGCAGCTTGTCGGCCAGGGCCACCAGGGCGGTGCCGATGGCCAGGGTCGAACTGTGCTTGGGGGTGACCAGCAACCGCGGCTGAGCGTTGAAACGGCTCTTGCCGTCCAGCAGCGCCTGCAGGCCGGTACGCTTACCGTCGGCCAGCACCCCGCCGATGATCGCCGAAGTCTGCTCGGCCGCATCGGTCATCTTGGCCACGCCACAAGCGACGATCACCGCCTTGGCCCGCTGATAGATGGCCTGGCAGGCCTTGGTGATGGCCGCATCCGGGCCCCAGGCGGCAATGGCCTCACGCTCGTTGGTGATCAGCAGCAGCTCGTTGGCCTTGGCAGCGGCGGTCGGGCCTTCGGTGAAGGTGTCCACCAGGCCGATGATCGAAGACGACGGCAGCGAAATGGTGCGCGTGCCGGTGTCGACGTTGGTAACGGTAACGCCGTGGAAAAAACCACTCATGGATAAACTCCAGACATGAAAAAGCCCCGGGTGAAGGGGGCTCGTAGGGATGATTGATTAGTGGGAAGCGGGAAACAAAACGCCCCGGCGGTGCGGGGCGTTTACTGGGTTTGCTCGGCGATCCAGGAGGGGGCTACCGGGCGGTGCTCGGCTTGTGGGAAGTCCGGGGATTGGGGCCAGTCGCGTAGGGATTGCATGTACACAAGCAGCTCCTTGAACTGCTCACCGGTCAGCGTCGTGGCTGTCGCGATTTCGAGCTGGTCACGGTGCCGCTCGCGTAGCCACATGACAGATGACAGCTCTGCATCGCGCCACTGGCGTTCCTGTGCTGCTGGATCCGGAAGCACCTCGGGGGCATCGATCAGATAGGGCAGCCCGTGCTCATCGTGAGCACGGATCTTCCCTGGGGAGGGTTACCGATTACCGACAGATAAAGCGCTTCGGGTATCTCCACCACATCATCCGGCATCAGTGAATGCACGCCCTGCAAGTAGGAGGTTTGAGTAGTTTGACTATAGAAACGTTTCATAGATGCCACTCCTTAACTGCCCAGCGCTATCCAACGAACAGCTACACCGTTTGCGAATGAGCCATTGAGCGAAGCTGTCATTTTCATCGAGTTTGAAGTCATTGCCCCTCGTGTAACCGTGTAATTACCAATGGCATTACCCACCACCGTGGCAACTTCTGCGAGAGAACCAGTCGGCCAGGCGATTGGCATTGACACCGAGATATTATCTGCAGCGGTTCCGGATGATGTTGCCGCGCCCCACTGAATAATCAGACCACCGAGCCAGGAAGGAAACGCAATGTATCCATTCGTCGCGAGGCTAATTGAGAAGCCCCACCGCAGCTTCTTCGGTGTTGCAAGGACAAAATCGTTCGCGCTATCAAGCATTTGCGCAGTGGTAGAGACTTTTGCTGTGCCCTGATTGATCTCAGTAGCCTGGGCCGCCAGCGGGGCAAGAGCCGCAACATCGATGTTTCCCTGATTAACTGGCGCGCTCCACGCCTTGATGCACCACATCACCGCCAAGTTGCGCGGGCGGGTTTCACTACCGGAGTTCGCTAACTTCAGGCCATGTCCGACCCAGTCATACGCCAGCTTTTTAGACCATGTGCCATCATCTGGAATCGACATATCCATGTTGGTTCCGATGTCATACCCCCCCTCCATTCTGATTTTAGATAACGTGTTTGACATCGACGCTTGATAGGTGCCAAGCGCTCGCCCTGCATCCACACCACGCCCATGATCCCAACCACGCAGGAACTCACCCCGCGACTCGGGCAGGCGAAAGTTACCTGCGCCCTCATCGCCCTTGTTGAAGGTGGTTCCCAGATACGCGGCGAGATCTGGATAAGCGGCAATACTGTGCACGCTACCGTTGAGCTCAAGGTAACCCGCTGGAACCTCAGCCTTGGGAAATGGAATGATGGCGCCGACAGGGTGCGTAGACTTGAGTGCGGCCAACTCCTTTACCAGTGCCGCAACATCGATGTTTCCCTGATTGACCGGAGCGCCCCAGGCCTTAATGCACCACATGACGGCAAGACTGCGGGGGCGGGTTTCTGTCGAAGTTCGCACAACCCGGGACGCATCAAACGTCAAGAGACTGGTACTGCTGTCTATCGTGGGGCTAGAAACCTGTGGGATTCCCGGCTGCGATCCAAACACCCCAATCGGAGAAGCATTTACACCATCCGTCGCAACCGATCCCGTAATGTTCTGCAGGGCATCGAGTTGGTAGCTGCCGACTGCCCGCCCCAGGTCAACGCCACGCCCATGATCCCACCCCCGCAAAAACTCACCCCGCGACTCGGGCAGTCGGAAGTTACCGGCACCCTCATCACCCTTGTTGAAGGTGGTCCCTAGATACGCAGCGAGATCGGGATAAGCGGCAATGCTTTGCACGCTGCCATCAATCTCCAGAAAACCCGGCGGCACGCTGGCCCTGGGGAACGCCACCATCGAGCCCACCGGCAACGATGACGACTGGGCCACAATCGACTCGATCTCGGCCTTGGTGTAGGTGTCGGTAATGCCGTGCCCGGCCAGGGTGCTCGGGTTGGTCCCGGCGATCACCCGGCCGTACTTGTCGACCGTGACGTTGGCATAGGAGCCCGCGCTGATACCGGTTCGCCCGATGGCCATCTCGAAGGCCAGCGGCGTGGTGCCGAGGACAATCGGCCCGTCGGTGACCAACTGCCAGACGCTGTCGCCGTTGACCGTGCCTTTCTCGATGCTGACGAACAGCCCCGGGGTGACCTCCAGGCTGGTGTCCGCATCCTGGGCTCGGGTCCAGACGCCCGTCGACGACACCACATACAAGCCGTTGTCCTTGGCCTGGGCCTGGTTTTTCACCAGTACCCGGGCATCGGCCGGCAGCAGCACGCCGTCGATGGTCTGAATTCCGCTCAAGGCGATGTTGGCGGTGGTGGCTACCAGCGCCGAGTGCTTGAAGTCCAGCTTGGCCAGGGCCTCGATCACCGCATTGTCGACATACTCGCGGGTGGCCAGGACCACCGCCGGATCGATCTTCAACACGATCTGCGCAGTGTTGGCGACGATGAAGTTCATGCGGATGACTTGGGTCTTGCCGGTGCCCTGGGCCAGCAGGGGCTTGAAGCTCGGGGCGCAGTTGGCCACTGCCACCAGGTCGCCGTCGGCATCGAACAGGCCGATCTCACGGATCCAGCGCCCGCCGACATCAGGCGGGATCACTTGCTCGGTGATGATGATGTTGGGGTTGGCCGGGTCGGTGCGCACCTGGTTGACCGGGGCGCGGCGCCATTCGTTGATCAGCTTGGTCTGAGCCCGGTTCGGGATGGGGTCGGTGCCGTTGGCATCGCCGACCGCCATTTCCTTGAAGGTCCAGGGCGTGCCCAGGGCCGTGGCGTTGGCCTGTTTCGCCTCGCCCACCGCCGTGAGCATGGCGAAGAACTGACTGTTGGAATCAATCATGAGTACACATCCAGGGTGTCTGTTTCATCAATACACATGACCTGGCCATAACGGCCGGTCACTTCAATGTCGCGGGGTGTCGGGGGATAAACGTCGAGCACTTCGCCTTGATCCACGTAGGCGCCGTAACCGATGACGCCGGAGGTTTCCAGGCTGATGGCCAGGCCGGTCATGTGCCGGCTGACCGGCCGGGCGTCGTCGATCAGCCGGGTCAGCTCCTGGTACATCTGTTCGGTGATACCGGTGTCCAGAACGCCGACCTTCAGGGCAAAGGTGGCCGGTTCGCCTTCTGGAACCGTCTGCCACCATTCGACCACTTCGATCAGGTAGCCCAGCGGTTCCACCACTCGCCGCAGTGCACCGAGGGTGCCTTTGCGGGCGTGGATGAAGTAGGAGGCGCGAATGGCGTTGCGCTTGACCGTCTCGCTCCAGCCCGGATCCCAGCGATCCACCGACCAGGCCCAGGCCAGTTGCGGCAGCAGGTGCACCGGGCAGGTCGCCGGGTCGTACAGGGTGCGCAGCATAATGGCGCTGTCACCGCTACCGGCCGCCGCCAGGGCGCGCTCCAGCGGGGTGCTGTTGATCGGCAGTAGGCTGCTCATCTCAGCCCCCCAACTTGACGCTGTAGCCGATGCAGTACGCCGCCTGGGCTTTGCTCGGGGTGATGTCCTGCCAATCGACAAGGTCGACCCGGGCCACGCCGGCCACATGCAACTGTGCATCGATGGCCGAACGAGCCACCTCGATGCCCAGGCGCCGACGTGGGTTGATCCAGGCCGCCAGCCTGCGCTCGGCCTCGGCCAGGGCCGCATCACTTTCCGGCCCTGGCCCCTTCATGTGCAGCACGGCGTCGATGCGATAGGGCAACACTTGCGCACTCTGCACCGTGACCCGATCCCCCAGGGGCCGCACGTCCTCATCGTTGAGGGCGGCAGCGACTGTCGCCAGCAGCTCGGGAGCGGCCGTGCCGTTGCCTTCCAGGCTCAGCACCGTGACCGTCACCCGGGCCGGCGCCGGGCTCTCGGCCTCGGCATCGGCCACCAGGGCCGAAGCATTGCGCGCATGCAGGATGTAGCTGTTACGCGGCCCGGCGGTGGTCAGCCCTTCGTAGGCCAACTGGATGCGCTCGCGCAGGGCGTCGTCCGACTCCCTGATCTCCTCCAGCGCTGGCACCGCCAAGGGATCGCCGGCCTGGATCACCAGGCGCTGCAATTTGACGTTGGCCGCCAGGTGATCCAGATCGGTGCCCTGGGCATGGGCCAGCAGCAATGCCTTGGCGGCGTCGTTGACCCGGGCCCGCAGCAGCATGTCAGCGTAAGCCGAGACTTCCAGCAGTTTGCTCACCGGGTCGCTTTCCAGGTTGGCCGTCCAGTTATCGCCCATGTGCCGGCGAAAGGTGGCCAGCTTGCCTTGGTACAAGGCCTCGAAATCCAGGGCTTCAAGCACCTGGGGGGCCGGCAGCGCCGACAGGTCCAACGTACTCATGCCGTCACCTCCAAAACCGTGCTGTTACCCAGGTACTGGCCGGTCAGTTGAAAGCTGATCTGGCCTCCCACCACGGCGACCACGCTGACCCGTTCCAGCTTCAGCCGCGGCTCCCAGCGCAACAGCGCCCGGGCCACTTCGGCCTGTACCGCGCTTTTCCAGCCGCCGGTCACCGGCAGGTCGACATAGCGGCGCAGATTGCTGCCGTATTCGGGGCGCATCCGCCGGCTGCCCAGGGGCGTGGTCAGGATGTCCTCGATGGACTGCCGCACATGCTCGATGCCGGACAGCGACAGGCCGGTACGGCGATCCATTCCGATCATGGCCTTACTCCTGTGCCTGCAGATCCGGGTGGCTGGCGAGGTAGTCCAGGGCAACGCGGTCGCCGGCCTTGGCCGACACCTGTCCCTGGACCACCGGTAATTGGCGGCCGTCCGGCAGGATCAGATGACGCGAGGTGTAAAGACGGTCGCGAAACACCACGGCGCCGGTGCCCGCTGGGCGACCGGGGGTTTTCTTGGGGGTGGCCATTGCATTCTCCGGGTAGAAAAAACCGCTCTGGGCGGGTTGCTTGGGTGATAGGTAGCAAGTGGGTCGTGAGGGCGATAAGGGCCGGGGATCACTGCGGCGGGGCCGTTGCCCCGGGGCCTGGCATCACCCAAGGTGGGTATGGGTCGAGCCGACGTTGACCC